GAAGAAGTAAAAGAAGAACAAGAAAAGAAAACTGAAAAGGTCCAAAAGGTTAAGAATACCAAAGAGGATTGACTTTCATGGCTAACTATACGAAGACAACTAACTTTGCTGCAAAAGATTCACTACCTAGTGGATCAGCAGGTAAGATCATTAAAGGTACTGAACACGATACAGAGTACAACAACATTGCTACTGCTATCGCTACGAAGTTAGATGCTTCTGGTGCTGTAACTGATAGTAGTACCACAACATTCACTAATAAAACTATAGCCTATGCGTCAAATACACTAACAGGTGTTGCTGGCACTGCTGCTGCTAATACGTTTTCAGCAAAACAAACTTTCTCAGGATCTACAAGCAGTGTTTCGTCATCGTTCATAAACATTGTTGAACCTGCTACTGTGTCCGCGACAGAAGCAACAGGTACAATTAATTTTGATGTAACTACACAGTCTGTTTTATACTATACATCAAATGCTTCAGCAAACTGGACAGTTAATTTCAGAGCTTCTAGCGGAACATCTCTAAACACAGCGATGGCTACAGGAGAAGCTATTACTGTGGTTTTCTTAGTAACACAGGGGTCACCAGCTTATTACAGTAGTACTGTAACAATAGATGGGTCTTCTGTAACACCTAAGTGGCAAGGAGGTACAGCACCATCGTCAGGTAACACAAATTCTATAGATGCTTACACATACACTATATTTAAAACAGCTAGTGCTACTTTTACAGTGTTTGCATCACAGACTAAGTTTGCTTAAGAGACTATAATGCCGACACTAATTACAAGAGGAGCAGCATCGTCTTATGGTTTTGGTTTTGGAAGCACTCCAGCAGTTTTAGCTGATCCTTACTTTAATTACACAACATTGTTACTACCAGGAAACGGCACCAACGGCGCACAAAACAATACGTTCCTTGATTCATCAACCAACAACTTCACGATCACCCGCAACGGCGATACGACCCAAGGCACCTTCAGCCCATTCAGCCAGACGGGGTGGAGTAATTACTTGTCAAATGCAACGGGTTCTTACATCGTTGCTGCTAACAACTCATCGTACGTTTTTGGTACTGGAGATTTCACGGTTGAGTTTTGGGTTTATTGGCCCCAGCCTTCAACGTCAAGTGAAACGCGACTCATGGCAATTGGGTCCGACTACCCAAGCTCAGGTCTTGGTTTGGTTATTTACCGTGCTTCAGGCGACACCTGTAAGGCTCGGGTGCTTGGCAACAGCACTGGCGGTACTGAATACACAATTGCAAGCGGAGCAAGTGACTGGGCTAACAAATGGGTTCACATGGCCGTGACTCGCTCTGGCAGCACGTTGCGAACTTTTTTGAGCGGTACGCTAATCACTTCTGCCAGCAACTCTTCGGATTTGAATGGCACTAACGGCATTCAGTTTGGCCGTTATCCGCCGGGAGGCGATTTATTTACCGGCTACTTGTCCAATGTCCGCTTGACCAAAGGTGCTGCGCTTTACACGGCCAGCTTTACCCCTCCGACTGCGCCACTCACAACGACCGTTTCATCCGGCACTGTCGGGTTCCTCGGGTTTCAATCAAATAGGTTCGTTGACAACAGCGGCAACAACATAACACTTACGCCCACCGGAACCCCTTCGGTAGAAGCCTTCTCCCCATTCAACCCCACAGCGGCGTATAGCGCAGCAACGGTCGGAGGCAGCGGGTACTTTGATGGAAGTGGGGATTATTTGACTATTGCGGACAATGTTGCGCTACAGCTTGGATCGGGTGATTTTTGTATTGAGTGGTGGATGTATCCAACTGCGGCAGGAAGTAACCCAATAATGTGGGGGGAGGGTTCTGGCGGGGGAGGGAATTATTTCAATATTCACTACAACATTAGTGGGAATGGAAAAATTCAAGTATTTATCGATGCCCTTTCTGGTAGTTATGTCATGGAAAGCGGTGTTCTCAGTGCTAACGCATGGACGCATGTTGCGGTAACACGTTCCGGGAGCACTTTTCGATTATTCATTAATGGAACTCAAGCAGCCACATACAGCAACGCAGGATCGGTCAATTCTGGGCCTTTGAATATTGGTTCTAGCTACGTAGGATATATATCCGATTCAAGAACGATAAAAGGTAGCGCCGTTTACACAAGCAATTTCACCCCACCAACAGCACCCCTCACCGCCATCACCAACACCCAACTTCTCCTCAACTTCACCAACGCAGGCATCATCGACAACACAGCCAAGAACGATTTGCAGACCGTAGGCAACGCGCAGATCAGCACCACGCAGAGCAAGTTTGGTGGCGCGTCGATGTACTTTGATGGCAGCGGGGATGCGGTCATTACCGCCGCGTCGCCTCTATTCCAACTGATCACTAACTGGACGATTGAGGGCTGGTTCTATACCAACTCCCGCACCGGAGACATGCGCTATGTAACGGTAGAGGGTTCGTTCTACGTCGGCTTAATTTGCGGGGGTGGCGGTTCTGGCGGGTCAACAAACGATCTGGTTCTGAACAGGTTTGGTTCTGGCGATTGGATACGCGCAACTAACGCGCTGACCGGTTCGGACAATACTTGGAACCACATAGCGATTGTTTGTAGTAACGGAACAATTAAGCTGTATTTCAACGGCACCAACGTAGGCGGCACATCCTCAAACACTATGCCGACTGGGAATTGCTATATCACTGCCGGCGCGTCGGTTAATTATCCATCTTATAACTATAACGGCTACATCGACGACCTCCGCGTCACAACCGGCATAGCCCGATACACCGGCAACTTCACCCCGCCAACAGCAGCATTCCCGCTAAAGTAAGGACTAATAATGCTTTACTCTAAGAAAGGATCAATTCCAAAACCGCAAACAGATGGTACTGATGGGTGGGTCGAAGTCGCTGATCCTCCTGTAGCCCCTGAAGGCATGGAAACAGTTTGGTGGCATCATCCTGGTTGGGTTGTTCGTCCTATTAAACCAGATGCCGAAGAAGGTTTTGTTTGGAAATGGAGTCAGTCTGAAGAACAATGGAATAAGTATCCTGTTTCTGTTAATACTGAAGCAGTTATTGAGTTATCTGGTTTTTCTGGTATGACAGTTAGTAGTTTTACCGCTAATACTTCAATGTTATTTGGTGACTAACCATGGCTATGCACCTAGACGAACAAGCTAAGCAGCTAGGAGACGCTCTCTCAATCATTACGGTTGTAGGTACATTGGCTAATTTATTACCAGCTATTGCTGCAATCCTCACTATTGTGTGGACAGCTATTCGTATCTGGGAAACTGAGACTGTTCAGTCTATATTTCGTAGGAACAAGGAGAAAACAAATGCCGATGGTAGGTGATAAGAAGTTTCCTTATACAGCTAAGGGTAAAAAACAGGCTGAAGAGTACGCATCGAAGAAAGCTAAGAAGATGCACGAGAAGAAAGAATCTAAGTCTATGAAGGCTAAAGAACGTAAGATGGGTTATCCTTCATGAAACAGAAACCTGCTAAAGTAAAGAAAGTTATGCGTGAATACAAAGAAGGAACACTACATAGCGGTAAAGGTGGTCCTGTTGTAAAGTCACATAAGCAAGCAGTGGCTATTGCTCTTTCAGAGGCTGGTATGACTAAGCCTAAGAAAAAGAAATGAAACAAGGACTATACGCCAACATTCACGCTAAAAGACAGCGTATTGCTGCAGGCTCCAAAGAAAAGATGAGGAAGCCTGGAAGCAAAGGTGCTCCAACTAATAAGGCTTTTAAGGAGGCAGCTAAAACTGCAAAGAAGAAATGAAAGATCCTAGATTAGAAAGGGCAGGAGTGTCTGGATATAATCGTCCTAAAAAAACACCAGACCATCCTACTAAAAGTCACGTTGTTGTTGCGAAAGAAGGTGATCAAGTTAAGTTGATTCGTTTCGGTCAACAAGGAGTACAAGGCTCTCCTAAGAAAGAAGGAGAGTCTTCTTCATATCGTAAACGTAGAGAATCTTTTAAGGCTCGTCATGCTGACAACATCAGTAAAGGTAAGATGTCTGCTGCATATTGGGCTGATAAAGTCAAATGGTGATCTAAATGGCTACATTCTTAGATTGTGTTAATGGTGTTTTACGTAGACTTCGTCAAACAGAAGCTACCTCAGTAACTGACACTGACTATGTTAAGTTAGTTAGTGACTTTGTTAACGAAGCTAAACGTGAAGTAGAGGATGCTTGGAACTGGTCTGTACTACGCACCACAAAGACAATCTCTACTGCTAACGGTACACAAAACTATGAGATTCCTGGTACAAATCCTAGATCTCGTCTTCTAAGTATTTATATTCCTTCTCTCAAAAGAGACTTAGTTCAGGCTACACAGTATCAGATGCACGAGTGGACTAATCTTCAGGGAACAACTACTGGAGATCCACAATACTTCTCTGTTGGTAACAGTACAGCAGCTACAGGTGTATTAACAATTGATTTATGGCCTGTACCGACATCAGTACTGACTGTTAAAGTAGACTGTGTTGTTCCTCAAGCAGATTTGTCAGCAAGCACTGATGTTGTCTATGTACCGTCAGAGTTAGTTATTCAAGGTGCTTATCTACGTGCTATCAATGAACGTGGTGAAGATGGTGGTCGCTTAAGTGATCAACAAGCTGATCTTTATCGTAAAGCAGTAGCATCGTATATCTCTATTGAAGCAGAAAGATATGGTGATGAAACTACTTGGGAGTGGACATAATGGCTGCACAGTTGCTGTCTACAAGTATTGTAGCTCCTGGCTTTGCAGGGCTTAATACTCAGGATGCTTCTGTAGCTCTTCCAAAAGAGTTTGCATTAACAGCAGAGAATGCTGTTATTGATCAGTATGGTCGTATTGCTGCTAGGGCTGGGTGGGATAACGTCAATACCTCTGCTGGATACAACAACACAGAGCCAACACTATTACATGAAGTAGTTAAGAAAGCAGGTACAACAGAGATCATCAGCATTGGTAACAACCGTATCTATAGTGGTACAACAACCTTAACTGAGAAATATGATGGATCCGCTACTTGGACTGCACAGAACTGGAAAGCTGTTAGCTTCAATGATCACACCTACTTCTTTCAACGAGCACATAATCCGATCTTATATGATCATGCCGCTAATACTTGGGGATTGGTTTCGGCGCATGGTGGCTATTCAGGAACAGTACAGCTCGGTAACGAAGTCTTAGCCGCTTATGGTCGTTTATGGGTAGCCGACACAACCACAGACAAAACAACCGTATGGTGGTCAGACACTTTGTCAGGTGTTAAATGGTCTGGTGGTGCTAGTGGCTCTGTAAGCATTGAAACTGTACTGACTAACGGTACTGACAGCATCGTAGCCTTAGCAGGCTTTAACGGTTACTTAGTTATCTTTTGTAAGAAAACAATCATCATCTATTCTGGTGCTGACGTAGATCCTGCTAATGATCTAAAGTTAGTTGAAGTCATTGATGGTGTTGGTTGCATCGCTAGAGACTCAGTACAGGATGTTGGAGCAGATCTGTTCTTCTTATCTGACACTGGTGTTCGTAGCCTTGGACGTATCATCCAAGAGAAGTCACCACCCTTGTTCGATGTATCAAAGAATGTCAGAAACCTTCTTATCAACGATGTTCAGATTAACAATGATAATGAAGCAATCAAATCAGTATACGATGAAAAGAATGCTTTTTATCTTCTGAGTTTAACTTCTCGTGGTATTACTTATTGCTTTGATTTAAAGACTAAGTTACAAGATGGTTCGTGTAAAACAACTACATGGACTTTATACCCTAAAGCCTTTGTATCCACTAAGGATAGAAAGTTATACATAAGCAGAACAGGTTACATTGGTGAATACGGAGCAGCTTATTCGGATAATGGTAGTACTATACGGTTTGTGTACTATACTTCTTATATTGACGTTGGTAATGCTTCTGTACTAAAGATATTAAAGAAGTTAAGTATGTTAGTTGTTGGTGGGCTAAGCACTACAGTTTTTCTTAAATGGGGTACTGACTATACCACAAATTATCAAATAGCTGAACTAAGTGCTATTCCAAGTACAAGTCAATCTGAATACAACATAGCTCAATACAATATTAATGAATACTTTAGTACAAACACAGCAATCAATAGACTTACAGCACAGCTTAGTAATACAGGTCAGGTGTTTCAAGTAGGTATTGAAGCTAACATTGTATCAGACCCGTTATCGATTCAACAAATCGACATATTCTTCAAGACAGGACGAACTGTTTAAGTAAGGTTAACTATGGCAACCACTTTTAATCTGTCACCTCAAGATAAGCAAGGCGTTATTGACTTTATTGTCGCTAATCTTAATGACCCAGAAACAATAAGGAAAGCTG